ATTTATATCAGGTGCTAAAAACGCATTCGGCGATAACCCTGCCAAATTGGCCGAGTGGGAAAAGGCCGGAAAACAGACCGAAGGACTCATCGATAAATTCAACATACAAGAGAACTCCATCGACCGATGGGCGGCGACACAGATAACCACACAGCTAGAAGGCGATGGTGTGACCATGGTGCCGTTCGGGCAGGGATTTGCATCGATGAGCCAGCCGACTAAGGAATTTGAAAAGCTGATACTCGGCGAGGAAATACTGATCGCCGATAATCCCGTACTCCGGTGGATGGCGGCAAACGCCAAAGTCGAAGAGGATGCGGCGGGAAATCTTAAACCCACTAAGAAAAAATCATCGGAAAAAATAGATGGCATAGTCGCGGCGATCATGGCGCTCGGCCGGGCGATAGCCAAACCCATCGCTCAGAAAAGCATTTATGAAACCAGAGGGGTTATAACCTTATGAGTTTTTTATCAAAGATAATCGGCAAATGGGGAAAAACGAAAAGGTCTGGGACGACAAATCCTGCTCAATGGCTGATTGACTGGGTGTCCGGCGGGTCTCAAACATCGAGTGGTGTCAATGTCACTGAGGATAACGCACTGCAGTACACACCTTTTTGGAGTGCGGTTCGGGTGATAAGCGGTACAGTGGCGACGCTGCCTTTTATCGTCTACAAAAGGACAGGCAAAGGCAAGGTCAGGGTTGCAGAACACCCCGCGTATAAACTGCTGCACAATAGACCCAATAAATTCATGGATGCCCTTACATTCATCGAGACCAGGCAGGCGCAGGTACTGACTTACGGCAATTCCTATGCAGAGATACAAAGAGATGGTGCCGGCCGGCCGGTGGCACTGTGGCCATTATTACCTGACAGGACGTTCCGCAAGATGAGCGAAGGGGGGGTGCCATATTATGAAGTTCGCTCGTCAACCGGCGAAACCGTATATCTGCCCGACTACAACGTTCTGCATATCAAGGGACTCGGATTTGATGGGTATACCGGGTACAACGTGGTGCAGTATCATAAAGAAGCCATAGGTTACGGCAAGGCGGTCAAGGAATACGGCAGCCGATTCTTCGGCAACGGGGCAGCGCCCGGCGGAGTGCTGGAACATCCGGCCAATCTTTCAACAGAAGCAAAGGCCAGACTGACTGAATCGTGGCAGAAAGAGCAGGGGGGGTTATCCCGGTCTCACCGTATGCGGGTGCTGGAAGAGGGGATGAAATGGGTTAAAACCGGTGTTGATCCGGGTCAGGCACAGGCACTCGAAACCCAGAAATACACCGTCGATGACTGTTCGAGAATTTTCAATATTCCACCGCACAAGATTGGCTCGATGGACAGGGCAACTTTCTCAAATATCGAAGAGCAGAATATAGACTTTCTGACAAGCACAATGTTTTACTGGTTCCGCAAGTGGGAGCAGGAATGCAATTATAAACTATTCACACCTTCCGAGCAGGCCAATATGTTCTGCGAGATTCTTATCGATGGCCTGCTCCGCGGCAATATTAAGAGCAGATACGAAGCATACAATATAGGCAGAAACGCCGGATTTCTTTCCGTCAATGATGTCAGGGAGAAGGAAAACATGAACTCAATCGGCGACAAAGGTGACATTTACCTGGAACCTTTGAATATGAAACCGGCAGGGACCGAGACGCCGGCTCCGGCAGCTAAACCGGCAGATAAACCCAAACCAGACACTGACGAAGATGAGCAGGAAAACGTCCGCAATGCACACCACGAACTGATTACGAGTCAATTAGCCAGAATTTTACGCAAACAGGACAACGCTGTCAAAAAAGGTGTCGGGGAAGATTTTTATGAGCACCAGAGGGATTACGCATTCCGCGTGGTGTTTGCATCTGTAAACGCATGGGCCAGTACAAAAGGTGTAGGTGAAACACGGGTGAGGGAATTGCTTACATCCATAATTAACCAGTACATCAAAAAAGAAAAACCATTAACCGAGGAAGATGCCGCAGGGTTGGCAGAGTTGATAATGCAAGAAACAGGAGATTAAAATGGCGGATAAAAAGGAAAACCAAACAGAAAAAAGAGAACTTCGGGTGCTCAATGTTGATGATATTGAGCTTCGGGTTACTGATGGTGATAATCCGAAAATTACAGGATACGCCGCGAAATTCGGCAAGTGGTCAGCGGATTTAGGCGGGTTCACTGAAAGAATCAAAAAAGGTGCGTTCGATGAGGCACTGGAAACATCCGATGTCCGCGCACTCAAAAATCATGACCCAAACCTGCTGCTCGGCAGGACCACAAGCGGAACGCTGAGGCTTTCGACCAATTCGGTCGGGCTCAGCTTTGAAATCGACCCACCGGACACAAATACAGGCCGTGACACCATCGAGGAAATCAGGCGAAAAGATATATCCGGATGCAGCTTTGCGTTTACCACATTAGAGGACGACTGGAAGTATAACGAGGATGGGACTGTACAAAGAACAATCAATAAGGTCGGCGAACTGTTCGATGTCGGGCCGGTGACGTATCCGGCTTACCCGGATACCACGGTCGCGGCACGCAGCCTGGACGAAAACCGAAAAAATACGGCACAACAAGAGGAAAATAAAAAAGAAACAGAAAAAAAAGGACGTGAGCGTCGGCGGGAGATCGAGCGAAAGTATCGACTCGCCGGACGCATAATAAACCGTAACAGGTCAGCCGAAGTTTGACCAGTTATGCCAGGCCGATGTTCTGGGATGAACATTTAACAATGTAAAAAGGAGTTTACGAACATGACAGTAATTGAATTAAGAGAGCGGGCAGTTGCAGAAGCTGAGGCAGCACGCGCAATAAAAGATAAGGCCGACGAAGAGGCCAGGGGTATGACTCAGGAAGAGGCCGATAAATTTGACGGCCATATGAAAGAATGCGCACGGGTCGAAGCTGAAGCGGGTAGGCAGGAAACCCTCGAAGCGACCGAAAAAAGACTCCAAGACCCGGCAAAAAGGCAAGTGACACCTGAAACAGCAACGGGCGCAAGAATTGAAACGCCTGCACCATCAATATTTAGAACTGGTCAGCTTCGGGCATTCAAAGGAAAAACAGCAGATGCCGATGCTTACAAGGCGGGCAAGTGGCTGATGGGGTCTATTGTGGGCGATGCCGCATCGAGGCAATGGTGCAGAGATCATGGCATTGAGATTCGTCTCCAGTCAGAGGGTGTCAATACCGCCGGCGGTTTTGTAGTTCCTGATGTTATGGAACGAGCAATTATTGACCTGCGTGAAACTTACGGCATGTTCCGAGCAAACGCAAGAGTTCTGCCAATGTCAAGCGACCACAGCTTAGTACCGAGACGTACAGGCGGGGTCACTGCTTACTTTGTAGGTGAAGCAACCGCCATAACAGATTCGGATAAAAGCTGGAACCAGGTTGAGTTGACCGCAAAGAAGCTCGGTGCATTGACCAGAATGTCAACTGATTTGAACGAAGATGCGATTATCAATATCGCTGACGACTTGGCGCAGGAAATGGCATGGGCATTTGCAAAGAAAGAAGATGAGTGTGGTCTCGACGGTGACGGTACAGCCACCTACGGCGGTATGGTAGGCATCAGGACGAAGTTTGTCGATGGTCTGCATACAGCAGGTTACGATGAGGGTACATCTGCCTGTACCGCATGGTCGGATATTACGATTGCTGATGAAATCGTTACGGTTATGGGTTTACTGCCGTCATACGCATTGGCAAGAGCAAAGTGGTATATCCATCCGGCAGGAAAAGCATCTTGTTTCGATGCGCTTGCATTGGCCGGCGGCGGTAATACGACCAGAGAAATTGCATCAGGTGCAGAACCATCATTCGCTGGTTTCCCTGTTGTTGTTTCATCTGCTATGCCATCGGCACCAACAGACCAGACAGTTGCAATACTGTTCGGTGACTTGGGGATGTCCTCAACATTCGGCGACCGCAGGGGCATCACAATCAAGGTAAGTGCAGACAGGTATCTGGAATATGACCAGATAGGTATTCAGGCAACCGAGAGATTCTGCATTGTCAACCATGACATCGGTGACACAAGTGTTGCTGGCGCTGTTGTTGCCTTAGTTGGTAATACTTAATAGGCGGTTTTAAAAAAGTAAATGTAAATTTAAAAAAAAAAGGAGAACATAAAAATGTTACCAGATTTTAAGATTAAACAATTGATTATACCGACAACGGCGATTACCGCCGCAAGCACAGCGAACTGGGGCTACGTCGATACAAAAGGATACAGCCATCTTGTTGTATCCCTCTCAGAAATGAGCGCCTCGGCGGCTACCCAGGTCACCGGGCTACGTGTAAGGGAAGATAACACTGTCCCGACCGCATTTACCGACATGAGCGCTATCGTCGCATTGTGCGGAGCTGCCGCGACAAGTGCCACCGCCGGTTTCGTTCTGCCGACACCAAATTCGGCAGTCGAGAACAACTATAAATTCAATATCGACCTTCGCGGACGAAAAAGGTACGTCGGGCTCGACTTTATCCCGGGGGTCACAACCCGAGCGGCCGCACAGGCCCTTTTGTTCAGGGGTGAAGAAGGTGCGGACCAGGCAATAAGTTCAGATGCAACAGCAACGGTAACTACAGCATCGCTGCGACTGAATTTGTCTATTTAGTTTGATTTTGTCCCTGCCCGGCAATAAAAGCCGGGCAGGGTAATTTTGAAATACGAAAGGAATTGTATGCCGGAGAAGACTATCAGCCAACGGGTTTTGGAAGTGCCGTTTTGGTATCACAGGATTGAATTGCCTGATGAAATAATCACACCGGGCTTTTCTCCGATATATGCCGAAAGATATGCTCTGCCAGATGATTTGACGGGGAAAAGAGTGCTGGATGTTGGCGCTTGGGATGGATACTGGACTTGGGAGGCGTTAAAAAGGGGGGCGAAGGAAGTTGTCGCTATCGATGACTTCAGCGACGATTGCGGTAGCGGAATAAAACCACCTAAAAAAGAATGGGAAACATTCGATATTTGCCGCGAGGCGTTCGGCTTTACCAGGAAAACAAAAAACGGATGGAAGAATAAAAAGAAACAGACCGTGAACCGGATCAAAATGTCCGTTTATGACGTCGACAGCCTGGGCCAGTTCGATGTGGTATTCCTGTTCGGCACAATATATCACTTTAAATACCCGATGCTGGCACTGGATAAGGTGGCATCCGTCTGCAGCGGTGAGATATACTTAGAAACGGCGGCACTGGATGACTATTCACCTTACCGCAACCTGGTGGGGCAGGGTTACAACAAAAACGATATGGTGATGGAATTTTACCCGACCAATCAGTTCGGCAATAATCATAATAACTGGTGGGCACCAACGCTGCAGTGCCTGGGCGCCATGGTTGAATCGTGCGGCTTTAAATCTGTCAGGGCATGGCCGCTGACTGATACCCCGGCTGATGTGTCGGAGTGCAGGGGATTTGTGTATGGCTCGAAAACCGGAATTGTTAATGATTATGTTGAAAAAATGGCCGGTAAAAATGCCGGCAAAAGAGAATTAAAAGTGGCAGCGGTGATGAGCGTGCCTCGGCTGGGGTTCCAGGACAACTCGTTCTGCGTGTTCGAGGGGATTGCGCCGCTGGGAATTCCGCTTTTAAAAACACAGGGCGCATTCTGGGGACAGTGCCTCGAAAGGGGTATGCAGCAGCAGATAGATGAACACGACTGCGATGCAATATTGACAATAGATTACGATACGATATTTAATCCCGATGATGTTCAGAAAATGGTACAGCTGATGATAGACAATCCGCAGGCGGATGCGGTTGTACCGTTCCAGTGCGGCAGAAGCGGAATGAGCACGCTGGCGACTATTAAAACCAAGTCCGGCAGAGTCAGGGAAGTGATGCAGCGGGAGGAATTTGCACCGGAACTGACCAAGATAGCGACAGGGCATTTCGGGCTGACACTGATAAGGACATCAAGCCTGCTGAAAATTCCGCATCCGTGGTTCAAGGGTGAGCCGGCACCGGAGGGTCAGTGGGGTCCGGGCAGGATAGACGACGACATTTACTTCTGGAAAAAAATGGAAAAACACGGATTGAGCGTTTACTCAGCGAACAGGGTTACACTCGGCCACTTGGAACTGGTTGTGACATGGCCGGATGAGAACCTGACTGCAATGTATCAGGATACCGCGGATTTCAGGAAAAACGGTAAACCGAAAAAAGCATGGAAATAAGGAGCATGATTATGAAGCAGGACGATATATATGTAAAAATGACAAAGGTATGGAGTCGCTTTCAAGTCGGTGACGTTGTTCGCTTTGGTCTGAACAAGGGCAAGAGCCGTATAGCTCTGGGGCTCGGTGTGGAAGTATCCAGACAGAAAGCGGTAAATGACCCGATAGTTGCAAAAAAACCGAAGGTCGAGACTGCGACAATAAATATAGATGCAGAAACCGCAGAAGTCACACCCGTAAAAGAAACAAAAAATAAATTCACAAAAACCGGTAAAGGTAAAAAATAATGGCTTTAACTGAAACAACCGCGCCTTCCGTTGAGCCGGTGATACTGGTGGATATGAAACTGTTTCTGCGGGTCGATGGCACCGAGGACGATTTGATCATAACGAGCCTGATAATCGCGGCCAGAAGAAACGCCGAGATATTCTGCAACCGGTCTTTTATTACGACTACATGGAAAATTTCTCTGCCCAATTTCCCAACGACAATAGAACTGCCACGCCCGCCGGCGATTAGTGTGCCTACGGTTAAATATTACGATACCGACAACGTCCAGCAGACCCTGGATACATCTTATTACGAGACTGATTTTGAATCTGAACCCGGGCGGATCACTCTGGCTTACGGTTATTCGTGGCCGAGCGTTTACGATATTTTGCTGCCGGTCGAGGTCAATTACACCGCCGGGTTCGGGGCGGCGGCATCGGATGTGCCGGATGATATTATTACGGCGGTAAAACTGCAGGTCGCGGAATTATACGAAAACAGGCTCAGTCCGCCGGAAGAATCGGCGAAGGTAATGTCGGCGGCAAGATCGCTTTTATGGCCCTACAGGATATTTTAATGGATATAGGCAAACTGAGACATAAAGTTCAGCTGCAAAGCGGCACTGAAAGCCAGAACGGCTTCGGTGAAGTGACCAGCAGCTATGCGGCGTACGATGTTGCGTGGGCACAGATAACACCTTTGAACGGTCGCGAACTTGAACTGGCACAGCAAATATCGGCCGAGGTCAACTACAAGATAACCATAAGGTATCACTCATCGGTTACGGTTAAAGACAGGGTTGTCAGGATTACCGCTGCGGGGACGCGGACGTTTGAAATAACAGCGAGAATAAATCCGCAGGAAAAAAATGAAATGCTGATTTTGTACTGCAAAGAGATTTTGTAAAGAGATGTATTTTAAGGAAACAATGATGTCACTATCAGATGGAGACAAAGCAGAATGCAAAGAGATTGCAAGAACAATAATTAAAGAGGTTATATCCGAACATATCACAAGCTGCCCGCACGGCAAGACGATCCTTGCGAGTAAGTCGCTTCTGATAGGGATGTGCGTCGGCAGCGGCATCGCAAGTGCCGGAAGCATGATGGCACTGGTTAAACTTATCTCAATGTAAAATAAAAGGGCATCATGAAAATAAAAAGATTGATAGAAGAGAAAGACATACGTTGTGATTTATCTAAAGTGTATGTAAATGTACGATTTTCTGACCATCCGGAAATTGGAGCTCGTGGCTTTGATTTACCTTTAACTTCAACAGGTGAAGATTTTGACAATGGAGTAATTTCGTTAATTCAAGATACGAAGCAAATTATAGTGAACACCATCGCTGCAAGAGAGAGGTTGGCTTCGAGATTAGGGGAATTTGAGGTAGAAGTTTAATGCCATATGTTTATAACTTTGACAGTTGGGACGATGAGTTAGGTAAATGGAGCACTGAAGCTAATGCCTATGATGATAATGTCGTAACAAATGCAACCTGTATTCTAACAGGTGTGGAAAATAGTGGGTATTTGACATTGAATTTTGCATCACCTGTATTTAGTAGTGGTGTTCAAATTTACTTTTTAACAACTTCTATTGATTATAGTTTCAACATGCAAGTACAGAATACTGATGATTCATGGACAAGTATTTTTACAGGTACTTTGGCTCAACTTATATTTGTGCCAAAACCATATACTCCACGATTAATAAAAGCTGTCAAAATAGCTTGTGCTCAATCATCCGGAAGAGCAAGTTTATTTGCTGTAGGAGAATATCAGGTTTGGGCTATAGCAAAAAGATCAAAAATAAACGGTTCTCTTATTAGTAAACCTGCTTTAATTGGAGGATTAGTATAATGAATTACTTAGGTGACTTTGCAGAAGGTTCGACAGTTGTAATTGCATTTACTTCTAACGATGCAAGTGGTGGAGTAGTTGCTCCATCGTCAGCCTTTGAAGTGGCAGATTTTAAGGTGTATAAAAATACACTGGCAACAGAGCGGGGTGATACAACTGGTTATTCAGTATCCGGCACAATCAATACTGGTACTCATGCTGTTTATATTGACACAAATGACAATACAGTGGCTGATTTTTTTGCTGCAGGAAATGATTATATTGTTGTACTTGACCCCGATGAAACAGTAGATGGTCAAACAATAGAGGCTGTAATTGGAATATTCTCAATTCAGAACAGGTACATGGTCGGAACAAACAGTGCGGCGTTGGCAACTGTCTGCACAGAAGCAAGACTTGCGGAATTAGCCGCGGCGAACCTGCCGACCGATATTGATTTTATCCAAAATATTTTAGAGGGTGATGTCAGTCTCGACACAAGCGGAACGCCTTATCAGCTGGTCGTTAAGAAAAAAAGCACGGCCACGGTATTGATCAGGAAGAACCTGACTGACATTGACGGGGTCGATCTTGGTTCAATAAGCACCATTATAGGAGGCCAGCTTGAGCCATGATAACATTCGGAATAGTCGGGATCAAGGGGCTGGGCCTGGGCGGCCGGGGTGCGGTATCGTCAACCGCGACAATAGAGGGCGCGATATATTCACTGATCACACAGGATGCGGATGTGCTGGCAATAGTAAGCACAAGGGTTTATCCGAGTATTGTCCTGCAGGGTGCATCGATGCCGGCGGTTACTTATCAGCAGATAACCGGCCAGCGGGACAGCAGTATGTCTGGAGCAAGCGGAGTGGTTGAATCAACGTTCCAGATAAACTGCTGGGCTGAAACTTACAGCGAATCCGATGAACTGGCAAATGCGGTCAGGCTGGCGCTGAACTGTTACGCCGGGACGGTAGGCAACTGCGAAATTTACTCGGTCGACCTGGTCAGCGAAACCGACACGGCCGAACAGACAGCAGGCGCCGATGTGTCAAGGCGTTACGGTAAATTGCAGGATTATGTCATCTGGTTCGGGGAGGCGACATCGTGAGACTGATAGACAACACCGCAAAATATTTAAAACGAACCGAATACCGGATTAACAGGGGAATTAAAAAGTCCGCCGGCCTGGTCAAGAAAACCGCACGGCAGATTGTGCCGGTCGATACCGGCAAGCTGCAAAAGTCCATCAGGTACAAAATGATAAAAGGCCGCACCGCGGCCATGGTGGGTTCGGCGAGAAAATATGCCAGGCATGTCGAATTCGGTACCAGCGATACGCCGGCGATGCCGTACCTGCGGCGGGCAATGGCTATGAATATGAGGAAAATAAGAAAACTTTTAACGGGTAAATATTACGCCACCAGAGAAGGTGACGTTAAGAAATTTTTCGGCAAATACAAATAAAAGGAGATTAAAATGGCGGCATTACACGGAAAAACGGCCAAGGTGGATTTGGGCGGCGTTATCGAGGCGACGACAGGGTGGTCAATGAATACATCGGCGGATGTGGCCGAATCCACAAAAATGGGCGATACATGGAAAACGCACGCGATAGGTTTTGACGATGCCACCGCGACCGTCGACGGCAACGGCAGGACAACGAGGGACACCATCGCTCAGATAGGCAGTGAGGCAACGCTGAAACTCTATGTCGATGCGACACAGTATTTCTCGTTCAACGCGATATGTACAGGCATAACAGAAACCGCATCCAAAGATGACGTCGGCAGGATGAGTTATTCGTTTGAGATGGACGACCCGGCAGGGGCTATATTTACATAAAATTGAAAACCTGAAAATATAAAAAGACTTTTCAAAAAGGAGATTGAAAAATGGCAGAGGCAAATTATCACGGAAAAACATCGAGCGCCTACTGGAAAGCGTCCGGCGGGGCATTCGCGGCGATTAGTGATGTTACCGAATGGAGTATTTCACTGACGGCAGATACCGCCGAAAGTACCGTCATGCACGCGACGAACACCGGCAAGAGCCGAGAACCCGGGTTTTTATCCGGCACGGCAACGGTTACCTGCCTGCTCGGCGGTGACAATGCGATTGATGAAGGATCGCTCGGGGCACTGGAGCTGCTGCGTACCGGACTCAATGCGGACAAAGGCTATGTGACCCCGATTTTAGGCGCTTTGTGCGTCGGTGCAGCCGACGGGGTCGACAAGGATGGGGTAGAAACAGTGACGTACAGTTTCCAATTGTCAGGGGCCGTCACGGCTACGGTGACAGAGGGTACTTAAAAACCTAATTTATTAAAAAAGTGAGAGAAAGTTATGACTATTGATCTTAGCGGATTTGTACCGAGGCGTACGAAAATAACCATCGGGAGTAAGGAATTTACCTTTACCGAACTGACACTGGCTGACCTGGCCGAATTCAAACAGCACCTGCGGCAGCAGCGTGAAGAACTAAATGCGGTCAGGCGAAAAAGACTTTTAACAGAAGCCGCTGCCATCGGCGGGATCGACTCGCTGGAACTGCTGAAACTGACCGACACAACCATCAGCAACGAAGAATTCGAGCAGCAGTCAGAGACCATCGAGGGGATCGGCTTTCTTGCGTTCTGCTCACTGAGACGATCTCACGAGGGCATCAGCCGCGATCAGGTGATGGGAATGATAACTACCGATGATATTGAAAAAGTTACAAAGGCGATGTTCCCGGAAAAAGAGAAAGATACTGAAAAAAAAACACCGGACAAACCAAAGAAGAAAAAATAAACGAAACGACAACGGTGGCACTGGTATGCAGGTTTTACGGGTTCAGTTTAAATGAGGTGATGAATATGACAATAACACAGTTCGCCGTTATGGTCAGAGAGATAAGCAGTATCATGAAATTAGAGACCGGGTCAGGGGACAGTGCAACAAAGTCGCGAAGCCTGACAGGTAATGCGGCGGCAAACTTCGGACGGAATATGATGACTGCTAAAAATAAAAAGGGATAAAAATTATGGCACTGATGGAAGCTTTTGTGGTTATCAAGGCGTCGATGGGACCGCTGAAAAAAGCCTTTGCAGCGATACGAAGTATGACCAAATCGATTGCGTCGATGATTGAAAACACTATCACCAAGGCGTTTAGTATGGCGATGTCGGCGATTAAAACTATCGTGAAAAAGATTTGGACAATCTCAAAGTGGGCCTTTGTCGGGATGGCAGGATTTATCGGGGTCGCATCCATCGCGGCGGCGAAACAGGAGGATGTCGAAAAGCGATTGACGGTCGCATTGAAATCGACGGGCATGGCGGCGGGACTGTCGGCCAAAGAAATCATGAAACAGGCAAAGGCACTGCAGGCGGTCTCGACCTACGGCGACGAGGCGATAATCCCGATGCAGACGTTATTGCTGACCTTCAAGAATATCAGGGGCGATACCTTCGAGCGGGCGACGAAAGCGATATTGGATCTTTCTGCGGCGATGGACCAGGACCTGAAATCGTCCGTCGTCCAGATAGGCAAAGCGCTGCATGACCCGATTCTCGGATTGACGGCGCTGAGGCGGGTTGGAATTGTGTTCACAAAGGACCAGGAGGATATAATCAAGAGCCTGACCAACACCAACCAGATTGCAAAGGCACAGGCGATCATCCTGACCGAACTGGAAAGCGAGTTTGGCGGGATGAGCGGGGTGGTCGAAACGGCGAGCGGGGCATTTGCGCAGATGAAAAATACGCTCGGCGACCTGGCTGAAAAATTCGGGACGCCTTTTTTGGCCGGCTGGACGAAATTCGCCGTCGGGATGAAAAAGTGGGCCGACGAACACGAGGCACTGTTCGAAAAGCTCGGCCAGACATTAGCGGGAATCGCCACGGCGATAACCAGGACGATCTCGACACTTCTGGAACCGTTGAAAAATAAAATAGACGACCTTGCAAATAAGTTTGCGAATTTTCCGGTCGAGGCGAAACTGACACGGACGATATACAAAATCGGCGGGTGGGTTGAGAAGATCACCTTAACAATGAAGGAACTTTGGGATTTCATCGTTCAACTCTGGAAGAGCGACGATTTGGCAAGTGGAATTAAATACGCCCTTGGCCTTGCAAGTGCCGAGTTTGAGAAGTTTGCGAGGCAGGTTTCTATTTTGATGGGTGGCGTCGCTGAAATTGTCGTGGCTCAATTCAACCGCGAATTCGGAGAAGGCCTCTCTAAAACATTTTTCAATTTCGCCGAGGCGGTGTCCAGCTTGGGCATAAAAAGAAAACCTCGCAACAAAGAGGACATACAGGGCTATGGTTCCATGCCGGGTTTAGGTAAGGCAATGAAAAAAGATACGCTCGGGAACGTACTTCGTTGGCCGTTTCAGGGGGCCATAGAAGGGGCGGCGACACCTTCGTACATGCTTTCAAAATATTTTGGAAAAGAATCGTTAAACGGCGAAATTCCAGATCTCGAACGTTTTATCAAGCAAGCAAACAATGTCACGGCCAGATCGGTATCGGCAGATCCGGAATTAAAAAAGAGTTTTTCAGAATTTAAAAGTACCCTTGACAACATTTATTCATCCATTGATATGAAATGGGCAAACGTCGCCAAGGGCGCAAGTATGGGCGGTGAGGATGGAGTTGGGGTTGCAGGTGCCGGCCAGGCTGGCATCGGCGGCAGCGTTGCGGGTAGTCGGGACACCTATGGATTCAGCGGGTTTCGGGATATGTGGAAAAATGTCGCGTCACAGCTTTCCCCATCGGGCAATCCGGTTGTAGCGGCAACGAACAAGGTGCAGCGAGCCATCGAAAACAACGGTCGTGAATTAAAAGAACTCAACAAATACATGGCTGCGACTAAATTAGGTGGCCCGATAGTTGGTGTTGTCGGGGCTTAAAGGAATTTGGAAATGAGTATAACTATCGATTACGACAGGTTGCCGGGGTATCCGAAAGAGATCTTAACCGACGAAGGGGTTCGGGTTATCGATAAGCTGCAGTGCACATGGGGAGACAGGATACAATTAGCCAAGGAAATACTCGGCTATCAGATGGGCAGTACCATCGAACCGCGGGCCGAATATGAACCGGAAGGGGGGACAAATCTTAGTAATGTGTATGCCGCTGCGGTTGAGATTGATCCTTTGGGGCCGATAACGCCCGAAGGCAACCCTTATTCGTACATCAAGGCCATTCTTACCGTTACCTACGAAACGATGGACTACAACGACCCTAACGCCGAGGAACTTTATGTTTCAGAATCCATCGAGCCGGCATCAGAATTCGTAACGCTTTCTAAAAAAGGGCTGTACTGGGGCACAGGGGAAACCAAGGTGGAACTGGAAAAGGACGATTCGATTGAGGCACCCGGCAAGATCGTTCGGATGATAGACTGGGTTTATACCGTCCATAAGGTATCATCTATTCCCAGCTCGGTGTGGACACTGCCGGGCAAAGTAAATGCCTTTTCGGAATATTCATCGAGGTTCGGAAAAACGTTCGACGCCGGAACGCTTCTTTTCGGCAACCCATCCCTCTCCCGCGAGGTGACAAGCGAGGGCGTGCAGGCGTGGACGATTACATACAGAATGACATATAAACCTACCGGATGGAACAATTTTCCAAGAACCAACAACTATAACGAAGTAAGCTGGGAAACGATAAAAACAAGCGGCGGCAGTAAGTTTTATGTTTATGACACCGCGAGCTTTGGTGGGGTTCTGTAAGCATGACGATTAACAAAAAACCATTTAAGAGATTAAAAGCTTTCAAGTCGCCGGTCAGCGCATCGGAATACAACCGGCTGGTCGGGCTTGTGGAAAACATCGCCCGGTCGATGGGAGGCGACTGTATAACAGACAGCACCGGACTTCACATCAGAAAAAGACCAAATAAAATAACAAATATATCAATCATCAGGGCATTCTGCAAAACCGATGCGAGCACAGGGACAACATTGACCTGCTATCTTGATACCGATGCAACCGGTGAAGAAGTAACGGTGAACTTTTCGCTGATTGGAACGGAGAATTTAAATGAGTGTTTTCCTTTATTGAAAGATGGCTCAGAGATAGCGGTTGCGTACTACGGCGACACAAAGGCATGGCGGTGTGTCGGCGGGCCATTCCATTTAATGGATATTTGTGCATAATGGCAAACCAAACAATATACGGATGTTTCAAGGTATCGACAGGAGTAGTCACCTTTGAAGGCGAGGCTTGTGACGCTGGTGATTATACAGGTTGTCTTGTAACCGATGGCGGCGCACATGATGGTCAGATTGCGGTCACTTTAACAGAGGTCAGTTGCAGTGATACATATTATGCTTGTTTTAATACCGCAACAGGGCAGTTTGACCTATCAATACCTGACAATTGTTGTATAGAGGTCTGCTCATATCAAACCTGTAGCTGTTTTAGTTATGGATATACCCCCAAATATTATACTCTTGAATTTTCCGGTATTTCCGAATGTGCCGGTACACCATTCTGGCCATCCGACCCGAATGGTGTTTATATTGCTGCTTGCGTTAGTGGCGGCGGATGTGCTTGGTGGAGTGCCGGCGGCGGTGCTGATTGGCAGGCAGGGATTGAGTTGGTAGGTACTAATAAATATATCTTTCTGGGCAGTTATAGAGAGGATGACTATGATGGCATGAGTTTCCTTGCCTGCATTGATAGCTGTGACCTTGATGGGTCTGTTTCAAATGCCTTGGTGGTTGGTGGTTGCAGGGGCAATTCTGGACCTGCTGCCTGTGGTTGGGATGGAGGCGGTTGGGAGCAAACCGGCTATGGTGGTTCGGCTTCGTGGTGCCAGAATCAACATCCTGGAGGTTGCCCATAATTATGGATTTTTGTATTAAAAAACCGGAAAACTTAACAACAGCCCAGCTTGAAAACTGCAGGAAGTGCAGGCATATTTCGGGCAAAAAGATATGGTGCTGCAAGTGGGGTTTTTATGTTCAGGGGCATAAAAAACAGGTTCAGAACAGGATTCGCAAGCCGAAGATAATAACGCCGCCGACTATAGCAAAGATGGCCGAACATTTCGGCAAGGCGATGTTCAGGTGGGCGAAAAAAGGATTCAAGTGTGTAAGCAAAGACGAATATATGAAACGCAGGCAGATATGTTTCTTATGCCAGCCGACAGGGCGGTGTCCACATTGCGGATGTCAGCTTTGGGCAAAGGTCGCGTTGGCAACGGAAACCTGTCCTGAAAATAAATGGTAAGGAGTAAACAAAATGGCGGTAAAATATTGGTCAGGTGAAGATGCTGTGTATCAGATTGCATATAACACAGGTTCACATTTACCTGTCGTTGGTGAGGTGCTGGCTGTTGATGGCGAAGAGGCAACTGAATATGCTACGGTGCTTGCGTGGACGATTGCATCGGGTGCTTGGGGTACAAGCGATGCGGCAGGGCTAATGTTCCTTTATAACTGTTCGGCGGCGTTTATTACCAATCTGGCGAACGGTGACGACTTGGAAGATACTACGCCGAATATGGTGTGTAATGTTTTAACTGTTGTCAATGCTATAACTGGTGACTGGAAATCCGTAGGCAACTGGGGAACAGGGTTAAACCCATCATTACCTGTCGCTGGTGATGAGGTGATTTTCGATGGTCGGTCAACGGAATCAGTAGCCGATGGGATTGCCGTTGATGAAACTGGCGGTATTGTCTTTGATTTGCTTCATGTAAAATCTACATTTACAGGCAGCATCGGAACGAGTAGTGAACGACTTCATACAGCAGTGACCAAAGTAATAATCGAGGGGCCGGGCACCTATTACATCGAGTGTTCCGAGGATGCGACAGGCAAGGATATAACAATCGCCAATGTGATAATCAACGAGCCGGATGCGACGGTCTATCTGACCAGCAACGAAAATACCGCGAGCTGGTGCTGCGGGTTCACCGATGTATTCGCCCCCGGCGGCAACGTCCATATCGGCGACTCGAACATCAGTACATTCGTGGCGAACCTGTATATCCCGCCGACGAACAATAAGGCCAGAAACGTCACCGTCACCGTTTATGAGGACTGCGAAAGATATAAAGCGACAACGGCAAAGATGAACGTCTACCTGCGAAACGGGACATTTACATGCGACAGCGGACTGGGGATATTAGTGTTCATGGCAGGGACCACAAACTACGGCACGGACCTGGGCACCTCTCCGGAAACGGGAATGAATATCGCAACCTATTATCAGTACGGTGGAACAATGAACTGGTACCCGGACGACTCCGGCGACTCTGCCTATGTAGGCAAGGGTTACCTGTTCGGTGGCTCATTTTTAGCAAATGCCGCCACAAACAGCGATCGGGCCAAGGTACTCGGCAACGGTGCAGGCAGCGACATCTTTGTATTTAAAGGCGCTACGCTCAATATCGCCAACGGGATGGGAAATATCACGATTGCCGCCAGCAGCCAGTTGTGGAACTTCGGCGGCACGATCACGACCGACAGCGGCTCGGAGATAGCAGTCAGCTACGACCAGCCGTAAAAAATATGGATGAAGAAGTGAATAAACTGATATGCGAACTGATCAGGCTCCAGCTTGTGATGGCAACGGCACTGGCCGATATGGAGGAGGTAGCGGTAAAACTGCAAATCCAAATGAGAAAACAACACGCGAAAAACGATTAATAAATTGGATGTTTTCTTGTTTTTCCATTCGTCTTTTTTGTGTAACTGATTAGCTTAACACCAGTATTAATCAAATTGTTAAAATCTGACCTGTTTGGAAATTCACACACAGAGTAACTTTTAACTGTGCTTTTTGCACCTATTGCGGTTACATATTGGTAGGTTCCGTTATAAAAAAGAGGATTAGCGATTGTTAAACTCTGACCATCGACAAAACCTTTCTTAAGCCCCCGGACGTGTAGCACAACACCATTTTCAATAGTCAAAAGGTTCCCGTTTTCTAAAACAGAAAGAACCTCCACGCCTGTTATTTTCACCAAACAATTCTTTGGTATTACATTGTTGCCTTGCTTAAAAACCATAAGACCTCCAGAAGTGTAGTATGTATCACCTAAAAGGATTTCACCAACATCAACATATTGTCCATCCCAATAAATAAAATTATTATGAAATTTTTTATACATTTTTTCAACCCAATTTTGGTTTCTTGCTTTGCCACGATATACGATGCTGTAGAGATCAGGAGTGGATTTTTTAAATTCTTGATCATTTTTTGATTTTAATATTCAACCGCAATTCTACGGGTTTCAACCCGTAGATGAAGTCATCCGCCAAAGGCGGACGGGTGAAGCCCGAACCGGCTATGCCATGGGTTTTAACCCGTGGTTGTTAACTTTAGATAATTTTTCTTCGGGGCAAAGAGTCTTTAATTGCTTAATTTCTTTTTCGAGCTGCTCGATCTTTTCTTTCAGCAATTTGTTTTCATTCTCCAATTTGATATAAGATGGGCTGGGAGTTCCCTGTATAGGAATAACAAACAGAACAGCCAAAACAAAAAAAACTATCATTTTTTTCATAATACACCTCTCTGTAGAAAAACCCTTATAAATGCCTTCAAAAAACCTTAGTCACTATCTGTATTTTTTGATACAACCTATTCTGGAGCAAGGGTGAAAACGGTCAATTTTCAAAAAGAGGTGTATATCAAGGGGATTACGCAGATTTTGCGCTCCCGCGACCTCGTTTTTTGCGAATCTCTTTTGCACGAGATTCAGCATGATCAACAACAGACTTCGCACGAGAAGCAGCATCAGTGCTGTAAGTACGTTCGATTTCCTCGCCAATAGCCTTGGCCATATAATACTCCCTATCTCCTGGTGACATATCGTCAAGAGCAAGGATACCTGCAGACAAAACCCTTTTTAAAGAGCCACATCGATTAGCCAGATTATCGGCTATTGGCTTTGCAAACTCAGTTAAATCGTTTGTTCTTGTTCCCATATAATAATTTTTACAAAAAAAAAGTTCTTTTGCAAGTATTGACAAAATAAAGTTTTATGTACTTTTGTATATTTTCTGTACAATTATGTGTTGACAAATTCAGCAAGAAGCCGATACTTATTACAGTTTAAACTATTTGAAAAAGTAACTATTTTAAAGGTTAAGTTATGTCGAACGCAGTCAATAAAATCAACAGGGCATTAATTCAGGCCGAAGTTGATCCATCCCTGAAGGAAGCATTTAAGGCATGGTGGCAAAGTCATGGTTTCGCTTCGGAAGCCGAGGCAGTCCGTTACCACATCCGTAAAATAACAGATTTTGATAGTATTTGTCAAGAAAAACTTTGCCCAAATTAACATTTTTTTAAAGAAGGGCGGTTAGCGGTGATTTTCTCTGCGAATCTGGCTGGGGAGTTTAGGAAAACGGCAATGAAATTTAACGTTGATTATGACGAAAAGGCCGGTCTTACATCTATTAAAGCACAAAAAGCCTCCGCTGGTAGCACAAAAACTGTCTGTGAATATCTTCTTAACCCCGTTCAGACAAGGCAGTTGAGTAAAGACCTGCTGGATGTTGTCAGGAAACTTGATGAGGGCAAGCCGAGCGATTTTGCGGACGAGCCGGCCAGGGTGCGGAACACCCTGCGAAGATTGAATATCAGGACGAAGGATGACCTAAAAATGGTCTATTTGAAAAGGGTGCAGGCCGTTCGAAATTGCGGCAGGAAAACGATCGACCGGATCATGCAGCTTAAAAAAGAACATGAAGAAAAACAGGCAAGGATGAGTTGAAAAGAGGTAGAGAAGGAGCTCTTTGAAAATTTAATATTGAACTGCTTGCAACTAACGACTGTTTTGGTTATTATCGCTGCCGGCTTGCGACAGCCGGCGGAAAGGAGGAGTTATGGAACAGTCGGAAACAAGTCTATTTGAATTATTCGAGAAGTACCTTTTAAGGGCTGATCTGGCCGAGTCTTCGGTCGAGTTTTACAGCAGGGCGGTTAAGTGGTTTGTAGTCTTATTCGGCGATGTCCCGGCAGGGCGGCTGAGCTACGAACACGCAGAGGATTTTAAAAGCTGGCTGGGCAAGGGCAGGGCGAAAACCTCGGCTAATTCGTATTTACGGGGTATCAAGCCTTTTTTTTCATGGATGCACAGGCGAAGGTACATTGAAACCAATCCGTTCGACCAGGTAAGGCTTTTTCGCACCGGCGATAAGAAGATCGAGGTTTACGAGGTCGACGAGGTCCAGCGGATGTTTGATGTCGCGGACCTTCGCTGGCAGGTAATTATCTCACTGGCACTGAACTCGATGCGTCGGGCCGAGATATTGAACCTGGTGATCAGTGATATTGACTTTGAAAAGAACATGATACTGGTCAGTGAGAAAAAGGACACCAAGCACACATGGCGGTGGCGGATCAAGAACCGGAACCAGTTTTACATCGGATTGCCGGAGATTGTGACGAAGCTTTTGATCAGGCTCAGGGACGAATTGCCGATAGGCCAGCCCTATATTTGTTTGAAACATAATTATTACAGGCGAAATATGCGGCTGAAATCCGAGAGCAGACTGACCCACGAGAAGCGAAACAATCCATGGGGCAACTTCGATCGGGACTTTAAATCTTTGCTGCGGCGTGCGATTGTCAGACACAGAAGGTTTCACGATCTAAGGGCGACTTTCGCCACTGAAAGGTACAACAGCGGCTATAATCTGAAAAAGCTGCAGTATTTGTTAAGGCATTCGTCGATACAGACGACGGCCAGATATATCAAAAACATCGATGAACAGAAATTAGTTGCCGAGAGTGCAAAAACCTTTGAAAAACATTATGTATCAAACGTCCCATAATATATGTTGTATAGTATAGTTATGGGGTTGGAATTTATGATTATCTCACTTATTATGTGGCGGCTGTTGCAGGCAAATTTTCATTTCTAAAAAACCAGCAGACAAAATCACCGTCTGCAGGTTCATCAAGAATCATTACCCTCCTCCGAGGCTCGGCGGTCGATGTTTGGCCGCCGAGCTATAAATAAAAGGGCCGTAAATTAAAAAGGGGTTCGGTAAGCGGCAGGACGCCGGAAAAAACCGAACCCCGCCGGCCCCTGACCAGGAGGAAACAAAAAAAAACAGGAGCCGAGGCCCAGGGCAGGTTTGGGCACCACGCGGCAGGGACGCTGCGAGGAAGGACGGGAGTTCGAATCTCTCCGGCTCTCCCATAAATCCCGAGTATGTTCAATAAGTCTAACGCGAGCCATGGCGACCCTTAACTTAAAAAAACACTTATCATCAAATGAAATACGATTCTGGCGAGATGAATAAAGTAAGTTGTTGATAGGGCGGTAAAACGCCGTTACTCGGGTCCCTTTTTAAAAGTTAATATAGGGCAGTAGCTCAGTTGGTTGAGCGTTGGCCTGAAAATGGCCTGAGGACGCAGGTTCGAATCCTGCCTGCCTCCTTGATGTCCATGTGCCGAATAGCAGGACTACTCCAAAGAATGCGGGCCTGTAACTTTGGAGAATGAGCCAGCCAGTTTCATAGGTATGACGGAATCCGTTGTCTGGCAACCGTGACGGCTCGGAGAGACGAGCTTTTTAAAAGTTAATAATATGGGCAGTGGCGGAATAGGTAGACGCAACAGTAATCCAGTGCGAGTGAAATAACCGAAAGGTACACCCTAAGAGTAAAGTAGCACTGTGAGCGAAGTAAAGCAAGCTCGTGCAGGTTCAAATCCTGCCTGCCCTCTTAAAATTTAATAACATTTTTTTCTCGGAGGTAAAAAATGACATACATAGTTTTCGAAGACAAACTCAGACCGGTTAAGGGACTGAGAGAGATTCAAGAAGGAAAGCACCAGGGGCAACTCGAGGCGACGCTTTTCTACCCCGAAAACCGCAAGGTGTTCATAAATAAAAACCAAGTCAGGGAGTATTGAACATGAAACTTTTCTATGCACTGTTGGCGGGGGTGGGTGTGTTGTTCGGAGTGATCCCTGAGACCGATGGAGCGGTCTGCAGGGGGCAAATCACGCTGACGGCAGAGATGCCCACGATTAAAAAGGCAGCAGAACGAAACGGATGCTGTGATGATGACTTCCTTTTACTGCTGGCAATCCGCAAGGCTGAAAACGGCCGGGCGGGTCGTGAATTTGGCGTCATGCACCACAAAGCCCTGGATACCGATCTCGACACCCAGGCGGGATGGGCAGCGGCGACTATTGTTAAAAACCGGAAGCGTTGGGATAAGGAGGTGCGAACTGCCGGAAACGGCGGGCCTAAACCCGAAAAGGACGATGCCAGCGTCCCGGGGTTTATCGAATACCTCGGTGACAGATACTGCCCGGCCAGCTGCGACCCCGAAGGCAACCGCAACTGGAAGCGAAATGTCCGGTACTGGTTCGAAAAATTCAAAGGGGAGAATCAATGCCAATAACCATAATCGAAAGCGAATATGCCTACGCCTGCCGGATGGCGGCAGATAAAAACGTATCGGGCCACATCAGGCGGCGGTTCAGATTGAGAAAACAGGTAATGGAGCACAGAGCATGGCCGAATCCACGAATCCAAAGCAAAGAAAACACAGAATGCCGCTGAGACTGACCAGGCTGGGCAAACTTGACAAGATGGATCACCGGTTCGACCTGTACATGGCGGATGTGCCGATCAGCCAGATCAACGAACACGCAGAGCGGTTCGTCAGGACGTTTAAATTTTAACTTTTAATAATCAATAATCAATAATAAGTAATCAATTAGAGATGCAGGGAAGCGGAAGATGGTAAGGGATACCTCAATTCTGGCACTTGAAAATATCAAAGGCAGTCTTCTCGGTGCCGATGAGCGGGCGGTTTACAACGTGCTCGCCGAGATAGGGCCTACTCACGACCGGCGTATCCTTGAGGCACTGAACCAAAAAGAATCCGCCACGCTCAAACCCAAACGCGAAAAACGCATCTGGACCATCAACAGCGTCACCGGACGGCGAAACGGGCTGGTCAATCTCGGTATCGCTGTCGATGCTGGAAAGTTCCGGGGTCAATGGAAGGGTTGGAAAAAGATGTATCACTTCTGGCGGGTGGTCGGTGACGTTCGCGAACCCGCCGGCTGGCGGAAGGTGACTGACAAACCCAAGCCGATCGCTCCGCCGGTGCTTTCGGCAGCTGAAAAAAGGGCCAGGCAAGCTGAGCGGCGAGCGAAGACTGCGGCGGAAGTGTTCGACAGGATGAACGTGTCCGAGGCCGGGCGTGTGCTGCATGAATGGCGGAAGCATAAGACGCAAAAGAAATCCGTAAAAACAAAACAGTTGGTAATGTTCCCATCTAATTAACAAAGGAGAGTAATGCTGGCATACAGGATCACAGAATGGGACGAGCGGTACGAGGTTACCGACAAGCTGCGGGCGGCTAAGCCTGGGACACCCATCGATAAGCTGCGGAAACGTCCGCTGGATTTTATTCGGTGGAAGGTCAACGGCCACGCCATTCGGCCGGCGTACCGCGAATTAGTGACCAAGGCGTGGCGGCCGGGCGAAATGGCAGAACTGGCGGTGTTCGGACTGTTCGGCAAACTGCTGGAATTAGCCGGCGACCAGGCCAGAGAATTCCGCGGCTGGATACTGGATGAAAAACAAAGGCCACTGGACGCCAGGGGTATCGGTAAACTCATACTGGTTCACGAGACTGGCCGACTCAAACAGGCACTTGATTTGCTTTGCGATCCGGTGATCGGATGGCTCGAAATTGCCGAAATGCCTGCCGAACTTGTCCCGATTGGCCATGTGTCCTGTGAAATTGTGGAAAACTCGAAGCAATTTCCACAACTCCGCAAAAATTCGGGAGCTTGTGACCACAACTCCGCAAAAATTCGGTACAAAGGCCCGGAACCCTTCAAAGAAGAAACCGAAACTGAAATAGAAACTAATAAGAAAACAAACGGAGAGGATTTTTCTTCTCTGGATTCGGATTCGGTTTCAGAGACGCAAAGGCGAACCGTTAAGGCCGCACGGCAGATGGCATCTTTGAAACTGGCGGAATATTTCGACATCAAGGCGACGGACAGGTCGGACATTACCACAATACGCGACATACTTAATCAGGCAGAGGCCCTGGCGAATACGCTCCCGGAGGGGACAGGGGTTTTTGATTTAATGGTTGAAAAGGGGAAGGCATGCTACGGCAATAAAATATCGATGTTCGTCGCGGCGATGAAACGGGCACCTTTCAACTACGAGCCGGAACGAAGGAAGATATTCGGAGTGAATTTCAAATGACAAAATCGAAGGAATGCCAGGTGCAGGATGTAAGATTTTACATGCACAAGTGCGAGATTTGTAAGCGGCGTTGGGACAGTGAAAAGAAGGCTGAACCGTGCCCGAAATGCGGGCATTGGCATATCAGTATGAGTTCGTTTTTAAAGTGAGGAAATAAATACCCCAATGAAAAAGGGAAACTGGCAAACAACTGAAATTTTTGGCATTATTGCGACGGCGTTGGCGATTGGTGGGGTTGTGCTTAATAATCACATAGATATTCGCTGTTTTTATGTGTGGATCATTTCGAACGCGATATGCGCGATGCTGCATTTCAGGGCCAGGCTTTGGAGCCTGTTCGCCCGTGATATTATTTTCGTTGCTCTGGCGGTACAGGGGATAATTTTGTGGGGACGAAATGTCTGAACAGCAAAATTGGGAATGTCTTATCAGGAAAAGGAGTCCACATGAAACTAATAGCAATATCAATTCTTGTGATGCTGATGTCCGGCTGTGCGTATGTCAGCGTCAAGACCCCGACAGTTGAGTTTACGAGCGTGACCTTACTCAAGGATATAACAGTGGACCCTAATGGCCTTGCAAGCACTACCAGTACAGGCACAGACGTTTTGATAGGCTTGGGCGGTATGATTGCGGGGGCAAAATGACTTTACTGATTAACCAGATTGTTTGCGGGGTTAAATGTGGATAGTTCCAAAGAACAAAGAGTTATCTCGTTTTGCACGGCGAGGCTAATTAAAGCATATTTTGAAAGGATTGAGAAATGAAAACAAAATTGAGATTTGTTTTTCACAAGCCCAAAGGTGAATTTAGATTATGGCCGCCGAGAGTAGTTGGCGTTGGCATTGTCGGCTGGACGTGGATTCTCGGCTTGTTCTACAACTGGAAGGTTCTTAAATATAACTACAGCCATGTCGAGGTTTGGATTCCTGATGAAGCTGGCGATTTTTCTGTGCCTGTGTGCACCGTTGACGATACTGAGGACACTTGGTATTTGGGTAGATGCTTCTCATCCACCACTCGCGGCGATGCCAATGGTGTAAGATTTGCCCCTGCCAGTGAAGTCCTGAAACATCCTGAACGATGGAAACATATCGAGTGTGAAGTTGACAGTGAGAGGCTTGAGGTTGCTGTGCAGGAAGCTGAGAAAATGGTTGGGGCAAAGTATGATTACAATTACGTATTTAGCTTTATGCAGCCATTTAATATTCAAAAAGAGATTGAGTGGGCATGTAGTGAGTTCTGCGACTGGTTTGCCTGCCTGTGCAAAGGGCTGTTTTGGGGTGCTTGGAAAATGAGCTGGCAAAGACACAAGCTTATATCCCCCCGTCGCATGGCGTATGAACTGGCCAAGGTATTCAGCGAACCTGTGGCCTTATTTGGAGATGTGGAATGAATAACAGCAATAAGATAATCTATGGAGAAAGAAATTATGAAAGCATACAAAGGGACAGATAAAAATTTGCGATGCCAAGGTTTTAAATATGAAATTGGCAGAGATTACGAGTATGAAGGTAATATAGTTATGTGTAATAGGGGATTCCATGCTTGTAAAGACCCGTTTGATATATTTAGTTATTACCCACCTGACGGTCTGAATCGCTTTTTTGAAGTGGAGCAATCCGGTGATACGTCAAGTAGTGGTGATAAAACAGTATCACAAAGAATAAAAATAAAAGTAGAGCTATCTTTAAAGCAGGTTTTTGAAATTGGCTTTAAGGCAATCTTTAAAAATGTAAGAAAATCAAAAAAGACCAAGAATACCACTGGCGACGATGCTCATGCGAATACCGCTGGCGACGGAGCTCATGCGAATACCGCTGGCTACAGAGCTCATGCGAATA